CGCTGATGAACACCGACCGCGCGGCGGCGGACTATCACAGCTCGAATTACTTCATGGCCGCGATCATGAACGACGGTTCGGTGCGCGCCTGGGGCCGTGCGCTCTACGGGCAACAGGGCACGGGCAATACCGGAGACATTGGCCGCACCTTTCCGGCGCGGGTGGCGTTCCCACCTGGCGCACCGCGCATCGTGTCCGTGACCTGCTTGTGGGATGCCACCTACTTCATCGATGCGGACGGTGGTCTGTGGCACGCGGGTAGCAGCAACGGCTGGGGATCGGACAACCCGGTTCCCAAGCGGATCAATGGGGTGGGTCAGTTGCCGGCTGATGCGGTGGTTAAACAGATGATTACCGGCCACGATTGGTACGGCTACCGCATGTTCGCCTGCCTGGATGCGCTGGGCCGCGTCTATGTCTGGGGCAACAACCAGCAAGGTAGCCTGGGTCTCGGGCACACCTCAGTGGTGACCACGCCGACGCTCGTTCCTTTCACCGCCGACACGCCGATCAAGGCGGTGTTCCTGTCAGGCGGTACCTATGCCGCCAGTTACCTGATCGACACCACCGGCAAACTCTGGGTTGCCGGGGAGTCCAATTCCTGCGGCTTTGGCAGCGACCAATACACGCACCGGCTCTGGATGCCCTGGGGGAGCGAGAAGCGGGTCAAGAAGGTGTTCTGCTCCGAGTCCGATGCCCATTGGGTGGCGGGCAGCCAGTACTACCGCAGCTATGGCGTCATTCTGGAGGACGGTTCGCTTTACCGTTGGGGCCACGACGAAGGGCAGACTTCCGGCATCTGGGGCACGGGGTACACCGGCTCCATCTTCACCGGCCATGCGCTGTTCCCCTACAAAGTGCTCGATGGCGTGGTAGACGCTTACGCGATCTCGGGCGGTTATGGACGCACGCTGGCATTGATGCAGGACGGCACGGTGCGTCATACCGGCAACAACAACTATCACATCGGCGGTGGTACGGATCGCACTACATGGGCCACCATCGGTGGCGACTTCTTGACCCAAGTGACCAAGCTGCGCATGTATGGCAGCAGCTATGGCTCGTCGGCGATGGCATTGCGTGCCGATGGCAAAGCGGTGGGCTGGGGCATGGGTGGCGCCGGTCAGTGTGGCAACGGTTATGCAGACTCATCTAACAAACCCGAACGCTTCGTTCTGATTGATCGGCCGATCGTGGACTTCTCGCGCTCGGGAACGATGGGCTGCGGCGAAGGGGGTGAGTACCACAACGGGGCTTACCACTTCCTCACCGCCGATGGTCAGGTCATGTCGACCGGCCATGGTCAATACGGTCAGACGGGTGACGATGACAGCGACCATCGCTTCGCCCCGTCGCCGATCCTGTTCTGAACCCTGCTGAATTTCAATTTCCACTCTTCAAGGACTGTTCATGGGAACCGTTTCTCTGGGCAAGATTGCCTTTACCTGGCGCGGCGCGTATGACGCCAGCGCCACCTACGCCCGCCAAGATGTGGTGGGCCACTACGGCGACAGCTTTGTCTGTCTGACGGACGCCACCATGGGCGTGACACCGGACGCGACGTCAACCGCTTGGGATCTGTTCGCTCAGGGCACGCAAGGGGTGTCGAGTGCGCCGGGCGAGGTAATCTACTTCGACGGCAACCAACTGGTGGCCTTGCCCGTCGGCCAGTCCGGGCAGGTGCTCACCCTTGGCGCACAGGGCGTTCCGGTCTGGGCGACACCCGATGTGCGCTCGGGCACCAAGGTGCTGAAACTGCCGGAGAACGCCAAGGGCGCGCAGCCCAACAGCTATCGCCAGTTCGGCCTCATCATGACCGACGGCAGCATCCGCGCCTGGGGGCGCAATGCCAACTGGAAGCTGGGCGACGGCACCACCTATGCGCGCTCGTATCCGGCACGCACCGCATTCCCGCCCGGGTTTCCAGGGGCAGCCAAGCTCTATTACAGCCAGGACACCAACGGCTATTGCATCGACAAGAACGGTCAGCTGTGGGGCTGGGGCTATAACGGGTACGGTCAGCTGGGCACCGGCAACACGACCAACCAGCCCGTGCCGGTCAACATGAGCGCCAACGCCAGCAACTCGATCGCCGGTAAGACGGTGGTGGATCTGGCGCTTAACTGCGGCGGCGAAGGTTACAACAGCACCCTGGTCCTGTGCAGCGATGGCACGGTCCACGCCTGCGGCTACAACGGCTACGGTCAACTTGGCTTGGGTGACACGAATCAGCGCAACAACTTTGTACAGTTGCCGGTGCTCGCCGGCATCACGCAAGTGGCAGCTGGCCGAGAGCGTTACACCGCCTACTACGCGGTCAAAAACGACGGCACCCTGTATTCGTGGGGATACAACGGCAACGGCCAGCTGGGTGATGGCACGACCAATCAGGCCAACGTCGCCATGCCGCGTGCCGGTGGCAGCCTTGCCGGTAAAACCATCGTCAAGGTGTTCGGTGCTTATGTTCATGCCTTCGCGCTGGACAGCACCGGTGCCTTGCACGCATGGGGCGTCAACGACTACGGGCAACTGGGCAATGGCAACACGGCCAACCAATACACCCCGGTGCAAGTGGCCACCAATGTGGTGGACGTCTATGCCGGCAGCTACGACTACCCGATCACCTATCTCAAGAAGGCTGACAAGACCCTGTGGGCCTGCGGCTATGGAGGCTACTGGGGCAACTCCAATGGCAGCTCGGGCGGCAACTGGAATCAGGTGCCGGTGGGGAACACCGTGGTCAAGGCCGTTCATGGCGGCACCGCGTCCTACAACTATGGTGCGGCCTTGATGGAGAACGGCACAGTTTACGCCTGGGGTTACAACGGCAACGGCGGTCTTGGCTTGGGGGATGCGACGAACCGCAGCAGCGTGGAACTGGTGCGCATCGCGCAACGCAAGGTGGTGGACATTTCGTCTTACGGCTGGAGTTCCGAGCAGGGCTTGGTGTTTCTGCTCGACGACGGTCAGGTGCTGGCCAGTGGTTATGCGGGCGAAGCGCAGTTGCCGGAAGACGACAGCGAAACCAGCTACGTGCCTTACCCGGTGATCCTTTGATGCCGAACGCCGCATTGTCTGAGGCCATCAAGGAAGCCTACGCCAGCGCGCCATCGGAGCAGATCATCCTGCACACGCTGGAGTTGCGCCACCCTGCGTTTGTCGATGAAGACGGTCAGCAGGTCGCCATTCGGGTGGTGCGCGACACCGGTGATCTGTGGGCCCGGCTGGAATCTCAAGCGCCGCTGCAAGCTGGCGAGCGCGTGCAATTCGTGGCCATGGGCTTTGAGCTGGATTTGCCGCCAGTGGACACCATGCCCGTGCCAGAAATCACCGTCACCCTGGACAACGTTTCGCGCGAGATCGTGCGCCACCTGGATGCAGCGGCAGAGTCGCAGTCGGTGATTGAGGTGACTTACCGGCCTTACCTATCCACCGACCTGGATGGTCCGCAGATGGATCCGCCCATCCACCTGGTGCTGACCGAGGTGGAAGCGGATGTGATGCGCGTGACTGGGCGCGCTCGCATGCTGGATGTGGGTAACAAGGCTTTTCCTGGCGTTAGCTACACCGCCAAGACCTTCCCGGGCCTTACGCGATGATGCACTGGGCAACCGATCTCATCGGCCGGCCCTGGGTGGCCGGTGCGCGTGGGCCAGATACGTTTGATTGCTGGGGCTTGTTCCTCTCCATCCAGCGCGAGCACTTTGGGCGCGACCTGCCGGAAATCTTGGTGGATGCTAACGACCTGCGCACTGTGATGACCGCATTTCGCGAACACCCCGAGCGGCAACGCTGGGTGGCCGTGTCGCAACCAGCCGAGGGCGATGCGGTACTGCTGCGCCAATCGCGCTATCCGGTGCATGTCGGCGTGTGGTTAGCGGTCGATGGAGGTGGCGTGCTGCACGCGGTCAGGGATGCGGGCGTCGTATTCCAGAAGCTGCCCGAACTGCTGCTGCACGGCTGGCGGGTGGAAGGTTTTTATCGTTTTGGGAGCCCCATTGAAAACCCATCCTGACAACACCATCATCGTCCTGCGGAACCCATTCGATCTGTCGGCGCGCGAGGTGTTCGCTGCTGACCGGGGCGCGACCATCGGCCAGTGGCTCGAAGACCACGCGGTGACATTCGACAAGCCGACCGTCTGCATCAAGAACGG